GGCATACCCTTTGATGATAGGAGGAGGGTTATAGTAGTAGTGGAGACACTGGAATCATTAACCTATCACGGTTATAGGTGGTTTTCAGGGTACTGAAAGCCAAACCTATCAAGTTCCCTAGGTTTTCTAGGATACATACATAAGTATCTTCTAACTGGGTTGTAATATGTGCGTAAAATGTAGCAAGTGCAAAGCCCAACATTATTGTAAAACAAACACCGTTTTGAGGGGTGAAAACATCATACATCTGTGTAATGCACAGAATTGTCCTGTGAATTTTTACTATGTAGCTAATTGCTGGGCGTGTGAATGATGAGTTGGCATGTATTTCCCGAATGTAAGACCTGTACAGAAGAACATGGATTCGATATGGTCTATGTTATGTCGTGTTTTCTTCATGATCATGAGCGATTAGTTATTTGGATTGGTGAAGAAGAATGAAATCATTCAGAGAATTACGCATTTGCCTTATCTGTGAAGATAGATCGGTCAAATCACCATGGACTATTTGCCAACAATGTGGTGATTTTATTGTTGTTAACTGGAATAAGGAGGCTTACAGAGTATGAGAATCAACAGAACCTTCAGTATTCCAGTCGAATTAGTCCACGAACTCAGGAAAAAACACAATCAATCTGAGACAGTTACCAGGGCATTGAGAAAATACCTGGATAACCAGGGAGAATCATCTGTAGAACATGCCTCTACATACCAATTAATGGCTGTTTTAACAAACAGAAACGATGTCGATGAAGGTTTGAAGGCTTTACTTCTTCAAATCCTTTCTCAACGCTTTTAATTCCTTGAGAATCTTTTCGAGAATAAACAACAAACCCATGAAATCACTTTTTGGACATTTTGTGAGCTAGTTTTACCGCACTCTTGAAGCCATTCTTCTTCCATTTTCCAGACTTCATCTTGAATCGTGGTGCAATTTTCTTGAAGTTGGCTTTGTAGCGACGGGAATATGCAGACGATCTCTTCTTCTTTGGGATTACCTGGTTATCTGCAGACATCTCAGGCGCTGAGTCCATTGGTATGCCTCCAAGCAAAGTCAAGTATTCATCCATTGTCATTCTTACATCTACCATTTTCATCGACTCCTGGTCAAACTTGCAGCTGCAATTCCTGATGCGATTAGTTTTGCTTTTGCAGAAAGAGCTGCGTTCCTGGTTGTCAGACTTACCAGGAGCGCAGTTCTTATGAGTTTACGGTCTGCTTTTGCAGAACATCCCTTAGTATTAGCACAGTCTTTGTCATGTGATCGGCAAGCGCAGTCTAACTTATCGACACAACGGCCTTTGAAATCGCCACCTGCTTGCTTGTATGCAAGTGCGTCGATGTTCCGACCATCTGTCCAGTTAGGGCCACACCAACGGCCATGAATGCGAACCATTGGTTCACCTCAAGCACTGAGCAATTCAGATTGGGTGAGGGCTGCGAATGTGTCTGCTGATGCGATGGCTCGATAGCCCCATACACGGTAATCCATTGCCTTGACACGGGTGTTACCAGTGCCTAAGATTTGAGCAAAGAAGTCGTTTGTTGCTATGATCCCAATGTACTCAAGCTGAGCATGAGGTGATTCAGTGGACGAATCAGAGAAGATACCGACTGGCATTGCTGCTGCAACGTCATTAACGAGAGCATTGCGCCCTGCACCGAATACGTTAGTAGCAGCGATAGTGCCTACACTGGTTCGGCTTGTAGTGGATAGAGAACCTCTAACGAGTGTTTCATTGTTGGTTAGATCACTATCTGGAAGAGACATGTTCAGGTCGATGGCTGTGAGGACGAATACTTCACGCGACAAAACGTCGAGCTGGAGATCTACCTTTGCTTCTTGAAAAGTATTGGGGGCTGTTTCGACTACGCTACCTGAGATAACGATATTTCCTGAGTTTGGCTTAAGACCTGCTGGCATACCCTTTGATGATAGGAGGAGGGTTATAGTAGTAGTGGAGACACTGGAATCATTAACCTATCACGGTTATAGGTGGTTTTCAGGGTACTGAAAGCCAAACCTATCAAGTTCCCTAGGTTTTC